TGACGAACCTGCCGCGCTGGCGCTCACGGGGCGTAAACTGCCTGCGCTCAAGACCTGGCTCCGAGAAGGTAAGTTTGCCTCGCGCCTAGAAGCCGCGCGGACTGAATCCAATAAACTATTCGGCGAGACCCTAGCCTCTGGCAAGAACATTGACTACGCCACCTTCTCCAAGGAGTTCCTGAACTCAGAGGTATTCCCCCACCACCAGTCCTGGATTGATGTTCTTGAGGGTAACCAGCCGTCTTGGATTCATGAGTCTATGACCTATGAGCCTGGCAATCGCCGTAGGCTTCTAATTAACGTACCCCCCGAGCATGCCAAGTCTACAGTGCTAACGGTAGGTTATGCCACCTACCGAATTGCAATGGACCCAAACATCCGTATTGTTGTAGTTTCCCAGACTCAGGCTCGCGCCAAGGAATTCCTCTTCTCTATCAAGCAGCGCCTCACCGAGCCTAACTGGGCTAAGTTGCAATCCGTCTATGGACCTGCTGGCGGCTACCAAGCCACCGCAGACCAGTGGACACAGGACCGCATCTACCTAGAGCGCGACTCTGGCGAGAAAGACCCTACTGTCCAGGCTATTGGTATGGGTCAGCAGATTTACGGTACCCGCGCCGACCTCATCATCCTAGATGACGTTATCACCACAACAAATGCCCACGAGTGGGAGAAGCAACTTAACTGGTTGCAGAAGATGGTTATCACCCGTGTGGGTGCTACAGGTACTTTGGTTATTGCAGGTACCCGTGTATCCTCTATAGACCTCTATAAAGAAATCCGCAACCCAGAGAACTGGTCTGGGGATAAGTCCCCATTTACCTATCTGGCTATGCCAGCGGTTCTTGAGTACTCAGACAAGCCCGAGAACTGGGTAACCCTCTGGCCACACTCAGACCGTACGTGGGATGGGGCCGACCCCGAATACGACTCAGAACTTTTAGTACAGGATGAAGATGGATACTACCCGAAATGGGATGGCAAGCGGCTCTTCCACAGGCGCAGTGAAGTTAACCCTTCTACTTGGGCTCTTGTATACCAGCAACAAGATGTGGAAGAAGACGCAATCTTTCCGCTCATCTCTGTTAACGCGAGCATCAATCGCATGCGTAAGCCTGGTATCATCAAGCCAGGTACTCCAGGACATCCCCGAGATGGACAATGGGTAACCATATTAGGATTTGACCCAGCCATGGTAGGTAACTCTGCCATGGTAGCCTACGCCGTAGAACGGCAAACAGGGCGACGTATGGTACTAGATGTGTTTAACATGACAGAACCTACACCAGCAAAGATTCGTAACCTCATTGAAGAATGGGTTACTAAGTATAACCCGATAGAGATTCGTATTGAAATCAATGCGTTTCAAAAAGCCTTCGCGCTGGATGAAGACCTCCGCATGTGGCTTGCCAATCGGGGTGTCCGATTCAGTGAGCAATTCACTGGCAAGAACAAGTGGGACACAAACTTTGGCGTTGCTGGTATGTCTGGGTTGTTTGGCTCTATCCGTGAGGGTAAGCATCAAAACGATAATCTGATAGAACTACCAGATAATACTAACGAACACATTAAGGCTCTGGTCAACCAGTTAATTACTTGGAAGCCAGATACTAAGAATAAGACCGACTGCGTTATGGCTTTATGGTTTTGTGAATTGCGGGCAAAAGAACTTGTCCAGCAATCAGGAAGCCGCATCTACCACACCTACAACAGGTACGCGACACGTCGCAATGAAGAGCAACGTATGGTCTTTGACTTAGACGAACTTGCTGCAGAACAATCTATAATCTACATTTAGGGTTACAATGCTAACTATCGAACAAATCACCAACAAGGTAGTGTCCTTACAGGAACGCTACTCTTCACGTGACCAACGCATGCGCGACATCACTATGGTTCGCCGTGGCAACATGGAATCCGTGGCTCCAGATATGTTCCCTGAGGGAATCTCTAAGCCAATGATTGCCAACTTCGTTGACGTTGTTGCTCGAGACTTAGCAGAGACCTTAGCCCCGCTACCTTCCTTTAACTGCTCAACAATTAATAGCACAAGCGATTCTGCTCGCAAGGCTTCAGACAAGCGAAGCATGATTGCTAATAACTATGTTCAGAATTCTGGGTTACAAACTCAGATGTACACTGGAGCGGACTGGGTATTTACTTATGCCTACATGCCCATTGTTGTAGAGCCTGACTTTGAGGCTCGTATGCCACGTATCCGTATAGAAAACCCAATGGGTGCTTACCCTGAGTATAACCGCTATGGAAAGTGCGTATCATACACAAAGCGTTACCTGAAGAGTATACGGGAATTAATTGTAGATTTTCCTGAATACGAATCACTTATTGTAGGTAAACTTGGTCATCAAAACCAAGACCTAAACACCGAACTAGATGTCATGCACTATCAGGATAAAGACCAAATCGTCATGTTCCTGCCACAGCGTGACTCACTGGTGTTGCGTAAAGCAAAGAATCCTTTAGGCAAACTATCCGTTGTTGTACCTCGTAGACCAGGTATTGACGTAGATGACCCTCGCGGTCAATTTGACGATGTGCTATGGGTGCAGATTGCACGAGCACGCTTTTCCCTTTTGGCAATGGAAGCAGCAGAGAAATCTGTACAGGCTCCACTTGTCGTTCCTCAAGATTTGCAAGAGTTTGCATTCGGTCCTGATGCAATCCTTCGTACTAACAACCCTGCAGGCGTACGCCGTGTAGGACTAGAACTACCTACTGGTGCATTTACCGAACAGCAGATTCTGGAAACAGAAATGCGTATGGGTTCACGTTACCCAGAAGGTCGCTCAGGAAACATGGATGCCAGTGTAATTACTGGCTCTGGTGTTCAAGCGCTTATGGGTGGCTTTGATTCTCAAATCAAGGCTATGCAAATGATTCTTGGCGAAGCAATGGAAGAAGTTATTGCTCTTTGCTTTGAAATGGATGAGAAATTATTCCCAGGCGAGAAGAAGCAACGCGGAACCTTTAACGGTGCACCGTATGAATTTAAGTACGATTCAGAAAAAGACATTGCTGGTGACTACACCATTCAAGTTCGTTATGGACTTATGGCTGGACTTGACCCATCACGTGCACTTATCTTCTCACTACAGGCTTTACAAGCCAACTTAGTATCCCGTGATTTTATCATGCGAGAGTTACCATGGAGCATGAATGTTTCAGGTGAACAAGAGCGCATTGATATAGAGCGCATGCGTGATTCACTATCAGCATCGCTAGCGTCTTTAGCACAAGCAATCCCACAGATGGCTATGCAAGGACAAGACCCATCAGGTATTGTGGAACAGATTGCAAAGGTTATTGACCTACGCCGTAAAGGCAATGCAATCGAAGAGGCAGTTGTTAAGGTATTTGAAAAACCAAAGCCAGCACCAACTCCTCAACAACCACAAGCACCTGCGCAGATGTCACCAGAAGAACTGGTTGCACAGTCTATGGGTCAGGCTGCTACCCCAGCAGAAGAACCAGCACCTGTTACGCAGGAGCAAGTTCCACCTGCAGGTCCTGCTGGGGGGCAACCGCCAGTCGACTTGGCTGGAATCTTGTCTCAACTTGGCGGATAGCAATGACAACAATTATTGCCGTACAATACGACAATGGTTTTGTATTTGCAGCAGATAGCCAAATCACTGAGAATGAACGCCCCTACATGCACAGTGATGTTAGAAAAATCACCGAAGACGGTGACTATGTAATTGCTGGAGCAGGAAACGCGAGACTTTGTGATGTTGTCCAGTATGGATGGAAACTACCTCCATACGATGGAACTGACGGATACCGCTTTATGGTTAGCAAGGTTATTCCAGAAATAAAAAAAGCCCACGATACAACTGGAACTACTTTAGAAAAAGATGATGGATTCTCATTCCTCATTGGTTTAGATAATAAGATTTATTACATTGCTGAAGATTACTCGGTACTACGTACCGATACAGGAATCTACACAATGGGTACTGGTGGAGAACTAGCATTAGGTGCATACCACTGTGGTGCTACAATTAGACAAGCAATGCGAACCGCTATTAAATTTGATGTCAATAGCGGTGGTAAAATACAGATTGTGAAACGAGGAAAGCAAAATGGCTAAACAAGGTGGATACCGCAGACCAGCCAATCCTGCACCAGTTTCAGGACCAGGTAAGTTATCTCGGCGTACAGATGGTGGACCATCTAGCAAGTCAGCAATTCAGGGCGTTCGTGAGATGTCTGGTGGTGGCAAGTACGGAGAACGTAAAGCCCTAGAAGAAGCACAGTCAGGTGCTCCTATGGCTGGTAATCCAGTTATGGGTGCAGCACCTGCTATGACTTCTGCAGCCCCTGTAGCAGGACCAGTGACTGGACTGTTTGACCCTACACAAAGACCCAATGAACCAGTTACTGCTGGCTTACCTGTTGGTCCAGGAGAAACTCCTGCACCTAACATAGTTGGTGACTATGACATGATTATGAAATACATGCCAGCACTAGAACTTATGGCATCTCAAGAAGATGCACCAGAAGCATTCAAATCGTTAGTAAAATATGTAAAGGTTACGGCAGAGCAAGTATGAACTTACAAGAAAACGTAGCAGCATTTGTTAACGTTTTTGGTGTAGAGAATTCTGAAGTAGCATTCCCGTTCGGATTAGTTGATTGGGAGTCTTCAGATGACCGCAACAAATTCATTACACAGATACTAGAACTTAATAATGGAGAAAAAGTTGGTGACCTGTAATGGCTGACAACAAAAATATCCTTGATAGTGTTCTACAGGCACCAGGTAGCCTAGCCAATCGAGCCCTTCAAGGCGTAGCAAACACTGCTCGTGACGAAGAAGGTAAGACTGGAGACATCTCAAGAAGTATAGTAAACTTTCTTTCTGATGAAAAAAATGTAAGCAACATTGAAAAACTTGATAAGCCTTATCGAGTTGGTGTTGCTCGCCCAATGTCTACCTTTTTGCAAACCGTTAAAGATATAGGTAAAGACGGTCTTACTCCACAAGAGACATGGAACCGAGCATGGGAACGTTCTAAGAACGGTGTCACGATTGGACAGGCTTCAATTGGTTTGGTTGCACGATACACACCTGGCAAGCAAGGTGCAGACAAGGTTGACTGGTCTAATAAGAAAAATGTAACAGATTATTTTGAAAAAGATAACACTGCTGCTGAACGTATCTCTGGTGCCATTGATGGCACTATGAACTTCTTCTTTGACCCACTTGTAATAGCAGGTAAGGGTGTAAAACTTGCACGCCTTAGTGCAATGGGTGTACGTGGTACTCAAATAAAAGGTCCACTAAAGTTTGGTAGAGATAATCTTGCTACTCTTGTTGACGAAGCAGATGCTGCAAAAGCAGGAGAAAAAAACTCTGTTGCAATTGTTGCTGATTCAATTGAGAAGAACATAGGAAACTATCTTGCTCTAGAGTCAGTTCCAATTATTGCTAACTCACAGAATCCCACTGCAGTTGCTCGTGCTATGAACGAGGCTTACGCTGTTGGTGGTAGAGAACAAATTTTTGAGGTTCTAAAAGCAGGACTTGGTGACAATAAAGCAATTGCTGCAATACAGGCTCAAGATTCAGTTCTAAGTCAAACACTTGATACCCTTAGCGGTAGCGTCAAATCAATTGAAAATCAAATGGCAGGAATTCCCTCAAAAAGTGGAACTGTACCTAAACTTACTCCAAAACAATTAAAGAACCTTGAGGAAAGTAAAGCAAAATTAATTGCTCAAGAAGAGGCAACACGAAAAGAACTCAATGCAGGGCGCACTATAGTCTCAGTAGAAGACGAAGGCGGCATCGTAGGTAAACTTGGTGGTGAACTTGCCTGGAGTCGCAGTAAGAACGTTGAGTACAGACGCGCTAAGGCTATTGAAATTAATAGTCGTGGTTGGTTTACTGACTACGATGCTAGTTTTGATTCTGCTACTGCTAGAGCAATGCACAAATCAGATGTAGAAACTGTTGCAAGTATGGCAAAGAATATTGCCCCTTCGTTCTCATCAGAAAGTAAATTTCGCGTTCTTCGTACAGTAGGTTACTTTGGTCGCAACTACAAGGCACGTGAAATTCCAGCAGGTTCTGTAACTATTGCTGGTGAAGTTGGTGACTTTGCCAATAAAGAGTTTCGTGCTCGCCTTATCTCTGCAGCAAAAGATGCTGGTCTTAGTGCTAAGCAACAAGCAGATTACTATAATGAATTTTCTGCCCTTAAAACAGACAGTGCTCGTTTTCAACTTCTTGAAAGATTTGAAGAAGAAACATTAACTAAAATTCTTACGCGTGCCGTTAACACAACTGGCATGACAAAAGAACAACTTGATGTACTTAATGAAACATTTTTATACATTGCTAGAAATATTGGCAATAGCAAAAAAGCAAAATTAAAAGAAATTGCTAATGACCAAAACTATGTTCATGTTGACGCTGAAAGTGGTGAATCCTACATCGTAAAAGATGTTCGAGATTCAGTTCAGCGCACCGCACAAATACTTGCCCAGGCTTCAGGTAGAGAAGTTTCGCCAGCCGATATACAAAAAGCAAAAAATATTCTTTCTGGAAATAAAAAATATTCTGCTGAAGAAATACAAAAAGCACAAGATATTGTTGATGGAAAAATACCTGTTAAAGTTGAAGATTTTAATAAAGCAAGAAACATTCTTTCTACAACAGCATTAACAAGAACTCAAGTTCCTAACGTACATTATGGTGTAGATTTTCAAAAGATAGCACAAATTCTTGGTGATGAAAAAACTTTAGTGTCAAGTATTGCTACTGTAATTAGAAATGAACCAGGTATTAAATCTTCTGATATTAAAGATGTTATTGCTAGAGCAAAAATTCCTGGAGTAACTAACGAAAGCAATGCATTTCGCACTAGCAGGGAAGTTGTTGGTGAGTTATGGCATGAAACAATTAAAGATGGTTACGAAAACATTCAGAACTATATCTGGAAACCAGCAGTTTTACTATCTTTACGCTATACTTCACGTAACGTACTTGAAGGATGGGCACGTTCGATAGCAAGTTTTGCAGATATGGCTACTCATCAAGGATTTTCTCTTAGAACTTTAGTATCTGGATTTGATGTGCCAGAAATGGCTAGTGCAAAACTTCAGAATGTTTACAATTCTGCTTCATACAGAGTAAAGTATAAAGGTATTGTTGGTGTTGGAGGTGCTAAGGCTCAGTTAAAAAACGCACGCAACGAAAGAATAGAAAACGAAGTAGTAATTGGTAGAAGTTTTGGTGGTTTGCCAGAAGATTCTCCAATAGTTCTTGCACAAAAGATTACAAATAGATACAAAGAAGAAGGCGAGTATTTCTTAACTACCGCTGAAGATGTTTTATCTTCATCTATTGAAATGTCGCGCAAACAATTTGCTGCCATTGGAAGATACAAGGGAAATCCTGGCGCAACAACTGCAGCACGTAGTATTTCTAAGTTAGGACAGAACATATTTAATGTTCCTGCCTCACCGAACGTATCTAGTCCATTTCTTATTGCAATGCGTGATGGAGATTATGGTAAAGCATACGCTATCGCAGTTGAGAGTGACCCAGAAATAATCTTTAACAGTCTAGAAGAAATAACAAAGCGTGCAGACTCAGCAATAAGTCAAGTTAATAAACTTGCAGCAACGGTTACATTTAAGAGTACACCTAGACTTAAAACACAATTAGACGAAGTTCAAGAAACATTAGAATTCATAAAGAAAAATTCTGATATTACCAAGATGGCATTTGATAGTGACAATAGAATCCGCATCATGTCTGATTACAATGAAGCACTTAAAGTGTCTTCCGCTAAACCAGAAAAGATTCGTGCTTACTCACAGAACCGTGTAAAGATTTCTGAAAATGCAACTATAGACCCTGCGTTTGCAAAAATAATGCGGTATGAAACAGCCAGTGCTGCAAACAGTACGTCTAAGGTCTTTGTAAACGCACGTAGAGATGCCTTAAGTAGACTTACCTCCACTGGAAAGCAACAAACAATAGCACAACCTGCCGATGATTTTTGGACAGCAGGACATTCAGAGTACATGAATAATATTATTTATGGTGACGATGCTGGTAAGTTTATTATTGACATGTCTGTCCGCACTAGACTTATGGATAAAGATAGTCCTTATGTTGTAGCAAAAATTGCTGAAATGAAGAAGGCTCGTAAGCCTCAAAAAGAAATAGATGACTATTTAGCAGCGCGTTACTCTGATGATGAAATATTAGACAATGTGCTTACTTGGATTAAGAGCACAGATTCAAATTCCTGGAGAAGCGAAAAGTATCTTGACCTTAAAGAGTACCGCGAAAAGGGACTAAAAGACATACAGTGGTCATACATAACTGATACTATCTTTGATGAAATTCACAAGTACCTTCCGATGTCTGGTCCTTCAGGTGAAGACCTATCTTTCCTACGCCAAGCACTTGTCGATGGTAAGTTTGATGACACTTTCTCTGCACGTATTCCAATGGGATACAGGCATCCAGTTTATATTAATGCTGAAGCAGGTGGCGGTAAAACTCTTAAGAATGTGTACAAGAATGCAGTTGGAAACTTGTTCCACATGCTTGCCACAATGCCTGAAGACTTTGCCGTACGTCATCCATTCTACAATGGTGTTTACAAGGCCGAGGGCGAACGCTTAGCCAAGCAATTTGCTAAACAAGGTGTAGACGTCAGTACACGTTCAAAAGAGATTCAGAATGCTGCTCACGCTGCTGCTCTAAAGGCTGTCAATGACCGTCTATACACGGTAGAACGCTTTACTAACGTTGGTCAACTAAGCCGATTCATAGAACCATTCTATATGGCTAAGCAAAATACTACTAAGTTCTGGATACCAGCAATGGTGCGTAACCCTGAGATTGCAGTACGTTTTGTTCAAGCATTTACACTCCCATACAAACTGGCAACAGTTTATGACCGTGAAGATAACAACAAAGTTGTTAATCAGATTGGTCATCCTTGGAATGCCAAGGGTAAAGTTATGATTTTTGAATACCCACAATGGATGAAAGAAAAGTTCCTTGGTGAAGATTCTGACGCATTTGTACAGGTTCCACTAAGTGGTTTTGATGTAGTCTTCCAGGGTCAGCCTATTGGTGTGCCACAGATTGGTAGCCCAATTGGTAATCTATTCTTGGGACCTATCATGCGAGGTATGGTTGGTAAGCCGTATGACCCTGCTAAGTTTTTAGAGAAGCATGGTATTGCAAACTTAGATACTGTAATAAAGTATATTCAACCTTATTACGAAGCAACTTCTGGGGAGAATTTTAGACAGCAAGTATTCGGTGCCTTTGGTTCAGGTTCTGTTGCACTAGAATCACTTATGGTTGCAGTTGGTGGCGAGGCTGGCATGTTTGCAAGTACTGCTGGTGGTCAGAAGTTTGCCACTAGACTACAATCTATAGAAGCAGATAAACTTACTAAACTTCTTGTTTCTGGTGTTGCAATTACTGGCGCTATAAGTGCACAAACTCGTGAAGAAGCAGTAGCACTTACTGTTAAGTCTTTCTATGCTGAAGCATTTACCAATGGGTTACCACTTGTAACAACCACTAGGTACAAGACTTACTACGAAGTAACTGGTGAATCTAGATTACGTGCATTACGTGATGAGTTTGGATACGACCTGGGTACTGCAAAGTACGCAGAAGAAGTTGACTCACAGCAAGCAAACTACATAGCAAACTTAATTAGTGATAGTACTACAGACAATCGTTTTGGATTTAATTCATCTGAGGCTACTCTTGAAGGTATCTATGCAAACGAGCAGTTACTTAATAATGCTGACCAAGTTGCTGCTGACTCAAGTTTAATTGGTGCCTTGTTTAATCAAGGTGACTTTAATGAGGACCGTTCTGATATAGTAGCAGACGTTCTATTTAACATTAGAGTTAATGGTGAACCCATTAAATATAAGTCTGACAATCCAAACAAGTACGCAGAAGATAATCAGGTACGTGCTGGTAACAAAGATTACTTTGCTGGTATTGAAGTTATTGAACAACACGCTGAAGACCGTGGAATTAAAAAGGGAACTAAGGCTTACAAGGAATACTACGGTGTCTGGAAAGATAACTGGAGTGCCGAAATTGGAACAAGATTTCCACTATGGCTAGTTCGAGATAGAACTATTCGCCTTGACCGTGTAGAAAAGAACTTGTTTGCTGCACAAACTATTGTCAATGACTCACAGTACATGTCTACGGTTGGTTCAAAGAACCCTGTTGCTCTTGCTATAGCAGAGTACTTAGAAGGTCGTAAAGCACTGCAGGAAGAACTTGCACGTGCAACAGCACGTACTGGTTACACTACAATTAATGCACAAGACAATGCGTACATTGCACAACTTCGTGATGACTATGTTAACGCACTAGAACAAAAATATCCTGGGTTCAAGAGAGTCCATGAGATTTACTTTAACAATGATAAACTAGCCCCTATAGAATTTTATGCAACTGGTTATGGTTTTGGAGGAACTGAATAATGGCTGAAACAGCAAACCAAAGAGAAGGTAGAGTATCTACAATATTGACCCTCTTAATCCAACTGGCGACCCAAGTAAGGCTCAGCCAGGTGGTGAACCAGGAGCTAGTGGTACAGGTAGTAGTTCAACTACTCTTCCATCAACCTATAACAAGGCTGCAGCAGATGCCCTTATTGAAAAAGAGTTACTTGATGCTCTAGGATTCATGCCTAACGCAAAGATTAAGTCTGAGTTCTTTAAGGGATTAAATGCTTTCCTAAAGGCTTATGGTTCTAGGTCTGGTTCAGTCTCAAGTGGCACTGGTAGCACTGTAAATTCTAGTATAACGGGTGCAAGCGTAGATGTTTATGTCAAGCAGTTTGTTGCAGAAGTAGTTAGGGATTCCCTTAAGGCTAATCCAAACATTAAGTTTGGTGGAAAAGTTGGAGATACAGTAACTGCCCTAAGTAAGTATTCTGCTGACATGGGTATCTTTAAGACTGCTGGTGAGATTGCAAGGAATGCAATCGATGTTGCTGCTGGTAATGTTCGTCAAGAAGACCTAGTAACAAGATACCGCAAGGATGCACAGGCATTGTATGCTAACTTTGCACCACGTTTAGCAGAAGATGCTAGCCTCACTGTACGTGACTTGGCTAATCCATACATACAAATGATGGCTGATACATTTGAAGATGTTGCAGATAACATTAAGTTAACTGATGACACCATTCAAAAAGCAGTCAATGACGCAAAGGGAATTATGTCGTTAGGTAATTTTAGAACAATGTTACGCAATGACTCACGCTTTGGTACAACATCAGGTGCTAAAAGAGAAGCGGCTCAACTTGCTACCTCTATGATTAGTTCGATGGGATTTTAAGTTATGGCTCCTCGTGGTGGTCCTGGTGCAAAGACCAAAACTAAAGATGCACCAAAGCCTGTTGTAAAACCAATTACACCAAAAGACCCTCCTACCAAAAAGCCTGTAACACCAGTTGTTGATACTGGACTAGCAATAGACCCAACTGAAAGTGAAGCACAGATTGCTTCACGTATTCGTGCACAAGAAAAAGCAGCAGACCAAGCAGACTTCTTTGCTGATGCTGGTGCCGTATTCCGTGGAACACTTAAGACTGTGTTTCCTGGTTCCCAGAATGATGTATGGATTAACCAGTTGTTTGAAGCAGCAAAGCCACGCTTAACTGTTGGCTTTGAGACCAGTGACATCCTTGACCTAATGCTTCAGAATGGTGAAACACCAGATGCATTTAATAAAAGATTCAAGGGTATCTTTGAACTTGACAAGAGACGTGATGCTGGTGAAAAGGTTTACGTTCCAAAGATTTCAGAGTACGTTGCTGGCGAAGAAGAGTACTCTCGTTTGATGACTCGTTTAGGTATGTCAAACCTTGGAACAGAAGAGAACTATGGCACCCTTGTTGGTAACGATGTATCTCTAGTTGAAGTTCGTGACCGAGTTACTGAAGCATACAATAGAGTTAAGAGTCTTGATGACCAAGTACTTTCTGGTCTAAAGGAACAGTTCCCTAGTTTACGACAAGAAGATTTAATCCAAGCAGTGCTTACTAAAGAAACACCTGGACAACTTGAGAACCGTATTATACGTTCTGAGATTGGTGTTGAGGCTAGACAAGCAGGAGTTGTATCACAACTTGGTTCACAACTATTACAAGAAAAGGGTGTCACACGTGCTCAGGCCCGTACTGGATTCCAGTCTCTTGCTGAGTACCAACGTACTTCAGGTGCTGGTATAGCACAGTCACAGCGTATGTTTGGTGACTCTACATCCCCTGCTGATTTACAAACTGAACTTGAAAGCGAAGCACTACTTGGTCAGACATCTAAGACACGCAAGCGTCTTGAGTCTCAGGCTCGTGCGCAATTTGGTGGACAGTCTGGTATTGTGACTGGCTCACTAGGTCGCAAGAAGCAAGTATAACAAACTCTCGTTGGATTCACCGCCCCCAACGAGTATTAGAGCGGTAGTACACACCAACCTATATACCCCTGTATGGGAGTGAGCGTGTACGTTCAAACAACAATGTAAGGGAGAGTTGCGATGAGCAACAACAATCAAGACTGGCAAGAAGACGATGAGTTAGACTTTGAAGATTATTCAGATGAACCACAGCGTGGTTCGAGTGAAGATGTTCTTAAGAAGGTCCGCCGAGCAGAACGCTCGAAGGACAAACAACTCAAAGAAGCACTCGCTGAATTGGACACTTTGCGCAAGTTTCAACGTGAGTCAACTATTAGCCAAGTCTTAAATGAGAAAGGTGTCAACCCAAAGGTTGCCAAGTTCATTCCAGGAGATATTGAATTATCCTCTGATTCCATTAGTCAATGGTTGAATGACAACGGAGACCTATTCGGTTTTGCGACACAAGCCAAAGAAAGCCCAGTGTCTCTTGAAGACCTTGGTGCTCTTCGACAAATGGACTTGGTCGCATCAGGCGCACTAACTCCAGACGATGTGAATGATGCATTCAGCATGGTCAACAACGCACAGAGTGCAGAGGAATTGTTAAATTACCTTTACTCTCAGGGTGCGGAATAATCGCAAATCAACTAACCCCTAAGGAATAATCATGGCTGTAACAGGCTTATCGGGTGGTAGTGCAGCAACTAACGGTGGTTTCGGTGGTGGCGCTTACGCTTCCGCTAACAACGTTGGTGCTTTCACACCATCAAACGCTGCAGGTCTAGTTCAGAAGGCATACGACCGCCTTATTGAATTTGAACTGCGTTCAACCCCACTGCTACGTTCAGTAGCAGACAAGAAGCCTGCTCGTCAGGCAATGCCAGGTTCATCTGTAGCACTACAGATTTACACCGACATGGCAAAGGCAACTACTGCTCTATCTGAAGAGGTAGACCCAACAGCAGTTGCTCTTTCAACCCCAAGCATCGTGAACATCACACTAAACGAATACGGTAACGCTACTCTAGTAAGCCGTAAACTACAGTTGATGTCACTTGCTGATGTTGACCCTGCTGTTGCAAATATCATTGCATTCAACATGGCTGACAGTATTGATGACCTTGCCCAGACTGCACTTCTAACTGGTACCAATGTTATCTATGCAACTGGTGGTTCAACCGTAGCAACAACTACTTCAGGTATCACTTCAGATGACACAATCACTGCTGCAGATATCCGCAAGGCTGTTGCCAAGTTACGCACTAACAAGGCCAATGGTCGTAAGGGTTCAATGTACTGGTGTGGTATTCACCCAGAAGTTTCCCATGACCTACGTGCTCAAAGTGGTTCCGCCAACTGGCGTCTACCGCACGAGTACTCAGCAGCAGAGAACATCTGGGCTGGCGAAATTGGTAACTTTGAAGGTGCCTACTTCGTAGAATCTCCACGTTTGAAGAAGAGTGGCGACGGTGCTTCTAGCATCAACGTTTACCGTACCTTCATTGCTGGTCAGCAAGCGCTTGCAGAAGCAGTTGCTGAAGAGCCACACGTGGTTATTGGTCCAGTTACTGACCGTTTGATGCGTCAGCGTCCAATCGGTTGGTACGGTGTTCTAGGACACGCAGTATACCGCAACGATGCGCTATACCGTATTGAGTCCGCTTCAGCACTTGGCTAATTAGCAATCTAATCTCATCCCTAAATCATATAATGGGTTTAGGGATGGGGTTATGTTTCTAACATATAAGGAAAATAATGGGATATCTATTTGTACCACCAGTGGTTAATGAAGGACCAATGGGTGGTAACTGGCTGTTTGCCAGATACACACGCAAGCAAGGCGTTAGTGTGTTCCTTATTGATGGCGAATGGTATGAAGATAGATTTCCTGCACAAGACGACCTAGACATTGCTGATGTTTTCTACCTTGGTGGACATGAGTACCCAGTAACCCTAACCGAAAAGACTGCTCTTGAGGCTGCTGGATACACCGTGATTACGACATGACACTACTAGAATCTTTGTCCGTAGTTTCCCTATCCCTCGGCATTATTGCTATGTTAGGTAAATTCCTAATAGTTAATCCATTAAAATCTTACATTAAAGAACTGACAAACCCTATTCAGCCACATGCTAATGGTGGTCGTAGTCTTCCAG